GTCAAGGACAATCTGTCCAATTATTTTGGCGCGCAAAGAAAGACCCCACCGTTTCCGGCAGGGCCTTCGTCTTCCTGGTTCTTTCGTTATCCCTCGGTGCCGTTGCGCTTCCCTGATCGGGCCACCGGGGCGGGTCTTCGCGGTGGCCTAGAGGACTTTCCCGTCAGTATATACTCCACATCCCGATCAACGATGATGGCGAACCGCTCTATCAGGTATTGTGGCAGCGGCGTGCGGGATTCATATTTCCGATAGCGGTCTGGCGGCATGCCCAGCGCAATCGCCATCTGTTCGGCGGTATAGCCGCGCTCAATGCGCAAGGCATGGACGCGCGCCAAAAGCGCCTCATTAAATTCTTGCTCTGGCGACCATATGTCCATGTGCCCACTATATATGGGACTGCCGGTCCAATCATGCGACACATTGTCCTTGACGTATTGGACAAATTGTCCTATTGAAGCGGTCATGCAAACGAACCTTACATGGCAGGATGTTGACGCCGTAGCCGCTGAGCTAGGCGTGACTATTGAAGCGCGGCGAAAGTGGCGGCAGCGCCCACCGGGCGTTCCGTACAAACTCCGAATCCAGATATTCGAAGCACTCAGGGCGACCGGACGAGAGATTGACTTCTCTGCGTTTGACGAACTGGCGCGCCCGAACGGGGCGGCGAACTGAGCAAGAGTCTACCCGCATCCGCATCGTGTCAACGCGAACGGTTGCGAACGCAGAGCGAACGAAAGTGGTTGTTTGGTTAACGAAACAAGGGAGGTTTCATGGCTGACCTAGCATTGATTATCGCAGCAGGTTCGACCGCGTTCTGCGCGGGCTTCGTTACCTGCGGAGTGTTCGTCATCGGCTCTCGCCATGATGACAGCGAGCTTCTGCTGACCGAACAGTACATGGTGGATCGGCTGCGGATGCTCGAAGAGGAATTGCAGCATGTTCCGGCGCGCGGCGCCGATGGCCGCTTTGTACGGCGGGCCGCGTGATTACGTGGCTCAAGGTGTGGCTCTACCGCCGCAAACTTAACCGCATCATTTCGGCGAACCTAGCTCGCCAATCACCACACAGCAAGGCAGCGCGCCTCGGATGGCAGCGCAGAAAAGGGAGGGCATAATGGCAACCTACAACATGCGTCCTTGGACCGACGAGGAAATTGCGAGGCTCAAGCAGCTCCGCGACAGGCGGATGAAATGGTCCGACATTGCCCGCGTCATGGGGCGCGGCAAGAATACCGTCAACAAGATGTATTCGGAGCGGTTCGGCTTCTCGACTGCTGGCAATACGTGGACGAAAGAGGAAGAGGAAGCGCTTCGCAAGGCCGTTCGCGCCGGTAATTCCATCCGCCAAGCCTCAGAAATTATCGGTCGGTCATACGGCGCCGTAAAGGACAAGTCGTACCGGATGGGCTTGGCCGATGTCCTCCGCACGAGCAAGGGCAGCAAGACTTGCAAGAGTAGCGGTTCCAGCATCGGCAAAACATCTGCTGAACTGAAATTCGATGCGATGTGCAAGCGCGGCTCGCGGAAGCTTCTCGCGGCTTATATCTATTATTTCAAGAAGCATCATCCCGAGCGCGAAGCTGCGAGGCTCGCGGCATGAGGGCCTATCCGCAAGAGGTGGTGGACCGGATGCGCCGCCTTTACGAAACCCACGGGAGCCTGACCACAGTCGGTGCCATCATGGGCATTGACCCTGACATCATCTCGCGTGCCAAGCGTCGAGGGTGGAAGTCTGGCAGGCCGGGGCAGGCAGCAACGCCTATGCCAAGCGACTTCCCTCTCATGGCGAACCGCCTCACCATAAAGCAACTGTGCGCGCATTACCGTGCGGGTCAGGGCTCTGTTTACCGGTGGCTGGGGCAGATTGAGCGCAACTATGAGCCGCGATCATCCTCGCACGGGTCCAAGCCGATCCCGGTCGGGTTTGAGAGTGTCCTTCGAGAGCATGGCCCGACGAAAGCAGCGGCTATACTCGGGGTAGACCCGAACACGCTCCAAAAGTGGCGCGAGCAAAAAGGTCTGCCCGTGGCCCGTAAGCGGAAGAAGGCCACGGACCAGCGCAATTGGGCCGAACAATATTATCTGAGAAAAGCGGCATGATCGGGCGTCCAGACCTTCCCACCATCATGCGCGACATCGTCAACCTAGACGCTGTCAATCCGCATCACTGGGAGAGGACTTACGAACTGTACAGCATCACGCCTGAGCAAGTCTCGGAAGCTGTCGAAGCAGAACGTAAGAACCGCGCTGACGTGGAATTACTTCGCCGCCGGGAACCCGAGCATGGCGAATGATTGGAAAGAGTGGGCCGGCGGCAACCTGCCCAAGCGCAATTACGAAACGCGAGTGCAAGTCATCTGGCGGAACGGCTCAGAGAGCAAGGAATACACCGCCGAACAACTGCGCTGGCAATGGGGCGACAACCCGGATGATTGGGATGTCACGTTCTACAGGAAGATAGCCGAGTGAAGATGTATTGGCCTCCTCGCGAACTTTCGCCCAACGCGCGCGTGCATTGGGGTGCGCGCAGCCGTGCGGTGAAGAAATACCGTGCCGACGCGCACGCTCTCGCACTGTCCGAAGGGCTGCACATGCCCGACTCCGATAAGGTGTGGGTGCATCTGACGTTCTGCCCGCCGAGCCATCGCCGGTATGATGCCGATAACCTCCTGGCGTCCTGCAAAAGCCTTCTCGACGGCATCGCGGACGCGCTCAAGGTCAACGACCATCGCTTCATTCCGACCGTGCAAATCGGGAGCGCCGATCCCGAAAAGCGCGGCTTCGTGCATGTGAGGATTATCGAATGAGCCGCTGGTTCCGCATGTATGACGAGCTATTGGACGACCCGAAGGCGCAGCGGCTGCCCCCGGTGGACTTCAAGGCATGGGTCAACCTTCTGTGTCTCGCATCGCGCCATGACGGCAAATTGCCCTGCATCGCAGACGTGGCTTTTTCGCTTCGCTTGTCTGAAAACGATGTTGTTACGGTGCTGGAACGCCTGTCTATCGCTGGGCTTATCGATAAGCATAACGGTGGTGTGGACGGGTTCTTTTACGCGCCGCACGGTTGGGAGAAACGTCAATACAAATCAGACAGTTCTGCTGAGCGCGTCAAGAGACACAGGGCATCAAAGTGTAACGTTACAGAAACCGTTACAGAAACGCCCCCAGAGACAGAGACAGAGACAGAGACAGATATATTAGAACCTAAAGGTTCTTGTGGTTCTGGCGAACCACCTGCGGCGTCGGAAGACGAAAATCAGGATGTTTTGAAGCCAGAGCACATCGTTGAGCATTTCAACGAACTGGCCGCCGAACTCGGAAAGCCTCAGATACGGAAGCTGACGCCTGAGCGCAGAACGCTCCTGAAAGCCCGCATCGCCGGGTACTCGCTCGACGAGTTCCGAGAGGTCTTTGGCAACATCCGACGATCCGCCTTTTTGCGCGGCGATACCGGGTGGAAGGGCTGCACATTCGATTGGATTTTCAAGAAAGCCAATTTCCAAAAGATACTTGAGGGGAATTACAATGAATAATCCTCTGGCAATCCGTTCCACTGGCAGCCTGACAACTGGCGGCGGCGGGTATATCGATAACCTTCGCCTGCACTGTGACAGGCTCAACGCAATGGCATGGGTGGCCGCGTCTGGCCTCCCGTATTTCGTCAATGAGCGGACGAACGCCAAGGGGCAAATTGAGCATTTCGTTGATCGGCGGATAACGCGCCCAGATGGGAGGCGGAGCGAACGCGCTTCGTGGACAGGAGGGAGTGATTGGCAATGAAGACGAGTAGCTGGCGCAACATTGCCAAATCCGAATGGCAAGGTGTGGAGGCGGCGATGACAGGCAGCCGATATACGTTCAACCTGATTTGCGCCCAGTGCGGTGCCAAATCGACAATCACAGATTCGCGCCGTCTCCCCCCGGAGGCGGTGTGTTCGCGTTTTCACAGGCAGGGGTGGGTCACGGGCGGTAGGCCAATGTGCCCAAGTTGTGCCAGTTCGAAGCGCCCGCGCCTTGTTATCGACAATCTGAAATTCGTGGAGGCTGAAGAGATGTCCGCAGAGAAAGTTATTGAGGATGCAGCAACGTCTGAGGCTGCGAAGAAGGCAAAGCGCCTGATCTATTTCGCGCTTGAGGATTATTATGACGATGTGGCCAAGCGGTACAAGGATGGTCGGAGCGATAAATCCGTTGCCGCAGAAATTGGCGTAGCCGAAGCGTTCGTGAAGAAAATTCGCGAAGAGGACTTTGGGCCGCTTTCTGAGCCGGATGAGGTCGCGAAACTTCGCGCCGACCTGTCCGCCCTGTCCAGCGAGATTGGCAAGCTCACGACGAAACTCAACGACCTGTGCGTCAAGAACGGGTGGAGGGCATAATGGATTATGCAGAGGCTATGCGCAACGCGATTGCTGATTTTGATAAGCTCGATGCCGACTTCGGTGCGGTTTCCGAAAAAGTCACTCAGGCAATTCTCGATTCCGGCGTTGTGAACCTCGGGACGGTCGGGATGGCGCTTGCGGAATTGCTAGGCAGCATCGCCGCGCATCTCAGCAAATCTAGGTCGATGGACAGGAAGGAAGTTGAGTCTTCTTTTTGGGAGATTTTCACGTGCTGCTCCGAACACTACAGCAAGGTTGATGTCAGCAATTTCGCGGATACGCTGCAATGACCGATGGCATCAAAATCTCATTTCGCTGGAATGGCGAAGAAGGTAAGCCGTCCGCATCAGACCTCCGGAAACTGGAAGAAATGGGCGGAATCGCGGTCATGGACTTCCTCAGAGATGTCGCGTTTGAGGCAGAGGAAATTTACCTGCGCGCGCTGAGGGGGAAATGGCTCTGGAAGGACGCCGAATGACCGCCCTGTTTTACTTCGTCGGCCTCGCAATAGGTCTTTTCATTGGCTGGGATGTCAGAGGGGAGATGGGAGAATGACCGGGGCTTTTAGGCACAAGTCAGATTGCGCCGTACACAACGAGCCAGCTTATCCGGCAGGCCCTTGTGATTGCACGCCACTGATTGAAGCCGCCATCATCGATTATTGGGGCGAACGCTGTCCGGAATATCAATCCGGCTGCCCTACCTGCGAGGCATGGGCTGAATACGACAGGATGAGGGGGTAGGCATGGATTCCACGAACGCCGGGCCTGATGGCTCAGTCACCGGATACATGTGTGCAATCGATTGGGAATACGAACTCGGCGCGGCATCTGGCGGGAACCTGGTGTTTCCCTCTGTAGACGACTTGAAGCGCTCACATGTCTGCTGGGAAAATTGCGGCATTGTCGAAGTCCGCGTCTTGTTCAGCAAGACTGTGGTGGAGGGGAGTGGGTACTGATGGCACGCAAAGCACGCAAGCCGAAGCCGCCGCGCGAACTAGAGCCGCCCGTCAACGGGTTTGCAGCTAATCACGGTGACTATCGCCGCGAGAGTGACGACGCCAAGACCAAGGAGGGCAAGTCCACCCTCGTCCGCAATCGCCACGTCACTACGGTTGAGCGCTGGAAAACGCTTCACCTGCTGACAGACACACAGGCCCGCGCAATCGAGTATTGCGAGGAACTGTGGGACAAGGCTGAGACGTCGCGGCCATTGGTGGCCGATCTGTTGCGTATCCCAGGAATGCCCGGTGGCAATGGCTGGGCGCAGCAGGAAGCACTGGACGAGCTTCACGCGCTCAAGGGCATGATACCCACACCCTATTGGGCGGTATTCGAACTGGTATGCCGCTGGGATGAACCGGGCGGAACCGCTGGCAGCCGATGGGCTAACGACAATGGGCGGGCAACACAGGCCGCGCTTGTGTGTGTCCAGTTCGTCGGGGATTTGATTGCACAGTGGCGAAGATTGTGAGGGTTTGACACATTTAACGGGAATGTGCTATGGAGGCCATAATTGGTACATCTGCGCCCTGCCAGAAACGGTGGGGCTTTTCTTTTGGGTTCCCGCTCTGCTTCTGCAGCCGGGATGGTCGGCGGCCACTGCGTAGCGGGTGCCGTCGTTGTGGGCTAGGTTTTGGATTGGGACTTCCCCGGTCGGCCTAGCCCACTACTTATTCCCGCTCGGTAAGAGATCGGCCAAGGGATCGGCCAATCACGCCAAATCATCCCGATCGGTAAACCAGACCCGCGTCACGGCGCGGTCCCGACGCTCGCTGTAGTTCTGACGCTCCCAGCGAACGGGCAGCTTGTAGCGTCGGGTTAATTCATGGGGGACGAAATGAACATGGCTAAGAAGCCCAAGCCTCCCAAGCCTCCGAAGACCGAAAAACCCAAGCCCAACAAGAAGGGCTGCTAACCCGCGTTCACATTGATGGACGCCTGAAACCGCCCAGCCTTCGGGCAGCGGAAAAAGAGGGCGATATGGCTGCACGTAAACATCTCTCGCATCTTGAGCGCACACGAGAGAAAATCAAAGCCAGTATGCTCATTAACCGTTTGAGCGACTTTGTAGAAGGCAAGATAGAACTATCTGGCCCGCAGGTTACGGCAGCACTCGGACTTATCAAGAAAGTCGTACCGGATCAGCAATCCGTTTCGTATGACGGGAATCTCGATGTCGAGGTGAAAGTCGGCGTCGTGAAATATCCGGGGCTAGATGACTGAGGTTGTCCTTGAGGCGACCTATCGGCCTCGGGATCAGTTCAAGCCGCTTCACAAGCGGAAAGCCCGCTGGGGCATTGCCGTTGCTCATCGCCGCGCTGGCAAGACTGTGGCATGTGTCAACGAACTGATCCGCCGCGCATGTGCATGTGATAAGCCCAATCCGCGCTTTGCTTATATCGCGCCGCAGTTGAACCAGGCCAAGGATATTGCGTGGTCCTACCTCAGGCAGGACAGCGCATTCATTCCCGGCGTCAAGATCAACGAAAGCGAATTGTGGGTGGAGTTGCCGGGTGGTGCTCGCATCCGCATCTACGGTGCCGACAATCCCGATCGGCTTCGCGGCATCTATCTGGACGGCGCGGTGCTGGACGAGTTCGGGGACATGGACCCGACCGTATGGACGCAGGTCATTCGCCCGGCGCTATCGGATCGCAAGGGGTGGGCGATCTTCATCGGCACGCCGAAGGGCAAGAACACGTTCCACAAGCTGTGGGTGGCGGCGGAGGATGACGACGATTGGTTTCGGCTCTCACTGAGGGCGTCAGAAACCGGGCTGCTTGACCAGAAAGAGCTTGCCGACGCTCGCAAGATGATGAGCGATGATGAGTACGCTCAGGAATATGAATGCAGCTTTGAGGCTGCGGTGCGCGGTGCCTATTACGGGCGCGAGTTGAACGACGCTGAGGAAGCTGGCCGCATAACCGGCGTTCCTTACGACCCGAGGCTCGAAGTCCACACGGCTTGGGACTTGGGGGTCGCTGACAGCACGGTCATCTGGTTCGTACAGATTGTTGGTCGCGAAACACGGTGGATTGACGTTCTCAAGGGGGAGGGCGTCGGTCTTGATTGGTATGCGAAGGAATTGAAGGAGCGCCCGTACAACTACGGCACGCATTACCTTCCGCATGACGTTGAAGTCCGGGAGTTGGGCACCGGAAAGAGCCGTTACGAGGTGCTTGGGGGGCTGGGCATCCGCAACGTGAAGGTTGTTCCTGCAATGCCGGTGGAAGACGGTATTCAGGCGTTGCGTATGCTTATCCCGACAAGCTGGTTCGACCGGGAGAAGTGCAAGGAGGGGCTGGAAGCCCTGCGCATGTATCGCCGTGAATGGGACGACAAGCGTCAGGAGTTCAAGCGCGCTCCGCTGCATGATTGGACATCGCACTACGCGGATGCGGCTCGCATGTTCGCTATGGGTCATCGCGAGATCGGAAGCATCCAGATACCGCGCCGTCCAACGAAGTGGGTTGTATGACTGAGCTACTGGTCGGCTGCGGGAACAGTCGGATCAAGAAGCTGGGCTTCGGCAAGCTCGCATGGGATGGGCTGGTCACGATAGACCATGACCCGAACTGCGGCGCTGACATCGTCCACAACCTGGACGAAACGCCTTGGCCGGTGGATGACAACGCATTCGATGAAGTTCACGCCTATGAGGTGTTGGAGCATCTGGGCACGCAGGGCGATTACAGATCGTTCTTCGCGCACTTCTACGAGATATGGCGGGCATTGAAGGATGGCGGGCATTTGTTCGCCACCTGCCCAAGTTACAAGAGCATGTGGGCATGGGGAGATCCCAGCCATAAACGCATCATCAACGCTGGTTCGCTGTCGTTCCTGTCGCAGGAGCAATACGAATTGCAGATCGGCACAACGGCAATGACCGACTTCCGCTGGCTTTGGAGCGGCGACCTTCGCTGCGTGCACGCGGAAGATGACGGCGAACACTTCATGTTCGTCCTGAGGGCCTACAAGGAATAAGCATGGCAGACATGGAATCCGAACCGCAGGAGGTTTCTGCGGACAGCGGAGCCATGTCTGACAACGAACTGGCGGCGCTGCTGGCTGCACATGAAGCGCAGGCGGTTGGGTACTATACCGCAGAGATCGCCGACGAGCAGGCGCTGTCGATTGATTACTACTATGGGCGCCCGTTCGGTGACGAGCAGGCTGGGCGCTCGCAGGTGGTTGACCGCACGGTGGCTATCGTCATCGACAATGCCGTTTCTGCCATTCTCAAGCCGTTCGTATCGATTGAGGATGCTGTTGCTTTTGAGCCGCGCAATCCCGAGGACGAGGAGCCGGCCAAGCAGGCAACGGAATATGTCAACTACGTCCTGAACGTAGACAATCCCGGCTTTATCCTGCTGCACAACTGGTTCAAGGCGGCGCTTCTTGAGAAGCTGGGCATCGTCAAGGTCTGGTGGGAAGACAGTGAGCGCGAAACCATCACCCGTATGGAGGGGCTGGACGCGCAGCAGGTCGAAGACCTGATCGCCGGCGCTGGCGAAGACTATGAGATTATCGGCGGCCCCTATGAAGACGATGCTTTCTACGCGCTCGACGTAAAGCGCCACGAGGCTGATGGCCGCATCAAGATTGTCACTGTTCCGTCCGAAGAGTTTCGGATTGCGCCCTATGCGCGCGACATCGAATCGGCGGAATATGTAGCGCACAAGCCCACGAACATTACCAGGTCAGACCTGATTGACATGGGGCTTGACCCGGAGGTGGTGGACGGGCTTTCGGCTGCGACCATCGACGAGACGTTCGATCCGCGCTTCCTGTCGCGCACGCAGGACGAGAATTTCGCATCGGGCAAGGTTGCTAACGGGATCGGCAACGACCGCTCGCGGGACATCATCCCGGTCATTGACGAATATGTTCTGGTGGACTTCGACGGGGATGGCATTGCCGAGCGCCGCCGCATTGTCCGCGTCGATACGGAAATTCTCATCAATATGGAGGTGGACGACAACCCGTTCGCCTTGCTGTGCCCGGTCCCGATGCCGCACAAGGTCTACGGGCTTTCGCTCGCTGACCAGACCCGCGACTTGCAGCGCATTTCGTCGGTGCTGTGGCGGCAGATGCTCGACAACCTCTATCTGGCGAACAATCCCAAGATCGAGGTTGGCGCTGCTGCGCTGACGTCTGATGGTGCGACGATTGACGCGCTTGTAGACCCCGCGCCGGGTGGTGTGGTTGTGTCCAATCAGGTTGGGCATATCGTACCGATGGCGATTCCGTTCGTTGCGGACAAGTCGTTCCCGATGCTGGAATATGCCGAGCATCAGCAGGAAGCGCGCACCGGCATTGGCCGCAATGGTCAGGGGCTCGATACCAACGCGCTGCGTAAAGGCGGGCAGATGTCTGCCACTGAGGCAGCCGATCTTATCGCGGGCAAGAACAGCCGCGCTGAGATGATTGCGCGTATCTTTGCCGAGACGGGCGTGAAGCGTCTGTTCCGGCTGATGCTGCGGCTTCTGGTCAACCATCAGCCGCGCGAGCGCATGATCCGCCTTCGCAACCAGTGGGTGACGATCGATCCGCGCTCGTGGAATGCCGAGATGGATATGAGCATTTCGGTTGGCTTGGGCGTCGGCTCGAAGATGGAGCAGATTGCCCAGGCTGATAGTGTCATTCAGACGCTTGCCGAGGTTGTACAGTCGCCGTTCGGCGCTCTTGTCGGCCCTGAGGAAGCCTATCACGCCATCAAGCGCAAGCTGTCTGCGGCTGGCGTGAAGGACGTGGACAATTACCTGAAAGACCCCGCGCAGCAGCCTCCGCAGCAGCCGCAGCCTGACCCGGAGATGGTCAAGGTGCAGGCCGAGATGCAGGCCAAGCAGGCCGAAATGCAAATGAAGCAGCAGGTGCAGGCCGCTGACATGCAGATGCGCGAGCGCGAAGGCCAGTTGAAAATCCAGCTTGCCGAGCAGGAAGCCGCCGCAAAGCTGGAACTTGAGCGCGCGAAGGCTGAGCAGGAAGCCGCATTGGCGCAGCAGAAGTTTGAGTTCGAAGCCGCGATGGCCGAACGCAAGATGGCGCTTGAGGCTGAGTTGGCGCGCGAGCAGGCGGATCGCCAGCACGAAATTGCGATGAAGCAGGCTGATGCGAAGATCAGCAGCAACCGTCCGGGTGGGGACTTGGATAAGTGAACGCCAACCAGCGCGCAGGCCGTGCCGCGATATTCCGCGCCGCGCTTGAGGATGGCGTCATCAAGGAATGTCTGGACGACATCGAGGCCCGTTTCATCGAGTCGTGGAAGGTCACGCATGATGAGCGGGAACGAGACAATTTGTGGCGTTCTGTTCATATTCTGAACATGCTTCGCCAGCAGATGAGCATGATTGTGGCGGGCGAGCCTGTGACCGCTCTGCGGAGGGCGAAATGAGCAAGTGGACTTGGGTGGAGTCTGAATTTTCATTCGACGTGGAATACAACGGAGAAATTGTCGCCAGCCTAAGCGAATGCGAGCGTAAAACTTACCCGCGCAAGGATTGGTTGCAAAACTTCGAATACATGAAGCGCAAAGCCGCAGACAAGATGGTGAAGGACGCAGCGTTCTCCCGTCTTAATGGCGACATAGATGCTTGGAGGGAATGGCGCAATTCGCCCGCGTTCCCGCAAGAACTTGAATCCCTATTGGCCGAATAATCCACCACCACCGAAGGAATGGTAATGTCTGACACCGCCCAGCCGACCCCGGCAGCGGAAACGGTTGACGCGCAAATCGACAATGCGTCGGATGCATTCAAAAGTTTCCTGAACCCCGAAACTCCGCGCCAGCGTGATGAGAAGGGGCGATTTGCTCGGGGAGACGAGCAAGAAGAAGAAGAGATCGAAGCTGACGCCGGGGAACCGGCTGAGGCTGTAGATGATGACGAACAAGCAGAGGACGTGGAGGCAGCCGAAGAGGCCCAGCCGGAAGCGGTCCCCATGCCCTCGTCATGGAGCGCGGACCAAGCCGAACAGTGGGACGCTCTGCCACCCGAAACGCAGGCATATCTTGCCGAGCGCGAGGGACAGAGGGACGCTGCGGTAAACGCCAAGTTCCAAGAGGCCGCCAATATCCGCAAGGCCAATGAGGCGCTTGTGCAAGAGGCGGCTACCAATCGTGACCGTTACGCCAACGAACTTAAGGCTGTTATCGGACTGTACGAATTTCCCGAGCCTGACCCGGATGCGTTCATGGATCAGGAGGGGAATTTCCACCAGTACGAATATCAGGTCAGTGTGAAGAACTGGCGAGAGTCGCAGAAGGCAGTTTCGGAGTATCGGACGCAGCTTCAAGAGATTGAAGCGCAGCGCGACCGTGAGGCCGAACAAGCCATGATGGAGCGTTACAACGCCATCGAGGCTACTGCCCGCCCTGCCCTGCTTGCTGCTGTTCCGGATATTACGGACCCGCAGAAGTCGAATGCCATTCTTCACGAGATTCTGTCCTACGCCGTGTCGGTGGGCATCCCGGAAGATGTGATTACTTCCAGCCCTACCAATTCGGCTGAACTGCTCCTTGCGTGGAAGGCGATGCAGTACGACCGGCAGCAGGAGGCAGCGAAGCGCGTGCAGGCCAAGAAGCCCGCACCGAAGCCCGCAGCCCCACCTGTGAAGCCCGGCGGCATTGCATCTCGTCAATCCGTGGAGCGGTCGAGGTTCGTCAAGGCAACGGAACGGTTGGCACGAGAGGGCAGCGTCGAGGCTGGCGCTGCCGTGTTCAAACATCTTTTCCGATAGGTGATTAAATGACGAAGGTTACTTCTGCCCTCGCCACGTATGACGTGACGACCAACCGCGAAGACCTCGCGGACGCTGTGTATCGCATCTCGCCCGTTGACACGCCGTTCATGTCGGCTGTCCCGCGCGCGAAGGCGACTGCGGTTCTTCATGAGTGGTCGCTGGACACGATTGACACGACCAGCACGACCAACGCCCGCCTTGAAGGTGACGCGCTGACCCGTAACACCTCGACCAGCCCTGCTCGCAAGCAGAACTACTGCCAGATCAGTTCGCGTGACGCGACTGTCACCGGCACGCAGCGTGCGACCAACCCTGCTGGCATCGACGACATGCTGGCCTACCAGATGTCGAAGAAGTCGCTTGCCCTCCGCAAGGACATGGAAGCGATCCTCCTCGGCAATCAGGGTCAGGTTGCTGGCGACACCACGACCGCGCGCAAGCTGCGCTCGTTCAACTCGTGGATCAGCGGCAACGGCTCGCGCGGCACTGGCGGTGCTGACTCGACCGGCGCGACCTACGCGGCGACCGATGGCAACGCGACCAACGGTATGCGTGACATCACTGAAGCTCTCATCAAGGATGCTGTCCTTGACGCCTTCACCGATGGCGGCGAGCCGTCGCTGGTGCTGGTCGGCCCCTACTCGAAGCAGCTTATTTCGAGCTTCACTGGCCGCTCGACCTCGCAGCAGATCGTGAACAACAACACGATCCTTGGTGCGGCGTCGATCTATGCGTCGGACTTCGGCGACCTCAAGGTTGTTCCGAACCGCACGCAGCGTTCGCGTGACGCTTGGGTTGTGGACACCTCCAAGGTGGCTGTTGCGTTCCTCCGCGCTTTCGAGCCGCAGGAACTTGGCCGCGTCGGCGATGCTGTCACCCGCGACCTCATATCAGAATATACGCTCGAGATGAGAGCCCCGGATGCACATGCGCTCGTGGCGGACCTCAATTAGATTTGAACTAAGTCGGTCCTTCCCTCCGACTAACCTTGCGGGGCTGGCTTTCGGGCTGGCCCCGTTTCTTTTGGGGGCGGCTTCATGGCTACTCTAATTCTTTCCTACCTTGGCGGCGCTTCCAAGGGCGTGGCTTATGACATCATCGGTTCGGAATCTGTGACCACCTCTGGCACGTCCGCGCAGTCTGCTGCCATCCCCGATCAGGCCGAAATTGTGCAGGTCTACTGTGTCGATACGGGCCATTACGTCAAGATCGGCTCCAATCCGACTGCGGCTGCGGCGACGGGCTTCTACGTTCCCGCTGCGACCGTGCGTGAGTTCAAGCTGAAAACCGGCATGGGCATCAGCACCTACAAGCTGGCGGCCATCACCGGATGAGCAAGTCAGCGCTGCTTGATGTCGTCGCGGATAGCAGCCGCGCGCTCATCTATCACGAAGAAGACGGCAAGACCTACGTCGAAACCCGTCAGGACGTTACGCCTATCATGCAGGCGGCCAAGATCATGGCCGACGAGCCTCCGGGCAAGGACTTCCGCCACGCTGCCTATGTCCCGGAAGCGGTGCTGAATCAGGCTTTCAACGAGGGCTGGTTCCACGATCCGAAGGCATGGAAGCGGTGGGCCAACGATCCCGCCAACGCAATTTACCGGACGTGGCAGGGCCGACTTTAATCAACAAGCTGGGAGAATTTTGTGGCTAAGACCTTGAAGGTTGCAATCGGGATTCCGTGTTACGGCGATCCCAAGTTGAAGTTTACGGCATCGCTTATCCAGATGCTCAACCACTTCCATACGGCGAATTACACGGATGCAGACGGCAATTCGCTGGATCGTATCGTTGAAGTGTTCTGGGTTTCCACGTCGAACCTTCTTCAATCGCGCCACAAGATTATCGCCGATGCTACCTTCTGGGGCGCTGACTATCTTCTGTTCATGGACGCGGACCATACCTTCCCGAAGGATGCGCTGGCCCGTCTGTGGGCGCACAACCTGCCAATCGTCGGCTGCAACTATGCGCGGCGCATCATTCCGACTGCTCCAACGGCTGCAAAGATTGTGACGAGCGATGAGAATGAAGACCAGAAGAATCTGGTTTACACGACTGTGGAGAAGGCTGCGAATGGGGAAGTCGAGGAAGTAGATCACCTCGGCCTCGGCCTTTGCCTCATGGATATGCGCTGCATCGACGTTGTGCAGGCCCACGCGGAAGCGAACGGGGAGAAGAACTTTCTTCCGCTGTTCAAGTTCGACACGCACGAAAACGGTACGTCCGAGATCGGCGAGGATGTCTACTTCTTCAACAAGCTCAAGAAGGCCGGAATCAAGGCTTACTGCGACCATGCTTTGAGTTGGGAAGTCGGCCACATCCACGAAGCAATAATGTGGAACTCTACTGCGGTAAAGCATCAGGAACAGTGGGCGCAACGCCAGAAAGAACTGTTCGATAAGTTCGAAAAGCGCGCGCGCGAAATGGAAGGCGTTGAATAATGACTATCGCGCTCAAGATCCCCGGCAGTCCTGACGCCATCTCGACATATGACGGACTCGTGAGTGCGATTCAGTACACCTTGAAGGACACGACACTTGAAAGCCACGCGCCGCGCTTCATCTGGCTTGCGGAAGCGGAATTTAACCGTGTCCTTTTCAATCCGGAATGTGAAGACCGGCTGACCACCACCACAGCTTCAACGGTATCGCTTCCCGACGACTTCAAATCCGTGCGGTCGGTTTATCTCGACACAGACCCGCGCGCGAAGCTGGACTATGTGACGCCACAGGTTCTCCGTGAGCAATGGGCCGTCCAGACGACCGGCCAGCCGCAGGTCTATTCCATCATTGCCGGCGAACTGGTGTTCGGCCCTGAGCCGGATTCCACCTACTCGATTATCGTTGATTACAACCGCGTCCTGACGCCGCTGTCTTCGGACAATCAATCGAATTGGCTCAGTGAGAAGCACGCAGATTTGTATCTGTATGCCTCGCTCATCCATGCCGAGTTTTTCGGGTGGAATGACGAGCGTATCCCGATGCTGCGGCAGTATGTGGATGCGGTCTACGGGCAATTGAATGACATTGGCAACAAGCGCCGGATCGGGCCGGGGCTGCGAATGCGTTCGAGCGTCGTTATCTGATGCATAAGCAAATCGCGTTCGGGCCACTGGCTCCGGACAATGCGGACCATCTTACCGACGCTATGCAGGCGATAAGCGGCGCTTACCCGTCTGCCAATGGCTACCGCCCAGTTGGCTCGTTCTCGCAGTTCGCAAGCGCGCTGACGGGCACGTTCAAGGGCGGCGGGGCGTTCATCGCCACCGATGGCACGATCAGGCTGATTGCCGGGGATGAAACCTCGCTCTACGCCTATTCGTCGAGCGTATGGGCTTCGCGTATCTCGAGCCTGTCGGTCAACACCCGATGGGATTTTACCCAGTTCGGCGACTTGATTGTCGGGGCCTATGGCTCAACGCCGGTCAAGTATGACATCGTAGCGGACACGGCCACGACGCTCGGGGGTAGCCCGCCCAGCGCGGACTTCTGCACGACCGTCCGCGAGTTTGTCGTTCTGGGGCGCGCAGGGGGCGTAAACAACAAGGTCTATTGGTCGCAGCAGGGAAATGCCGAGGGCTGGACTGTCGGCACCTCGCTATGCGGGTTCCAGCAGATCTACGCAGGCGGCAAGATCATGGGGCTGGCCGGGGGCGAATACGGCCTGATCCTGCAACGGTTCCAGATTGTGCGGATGTCGTTCACCGGGGACAGCACCTATCCGTGGCAGTTTGATGCCATCTCGACCAACTATGGTTGCGCGGCTGAGGGTAGCGTCGTCCAGGCTGGCCGTATGGTGTTCTTCTACTCCGACCGTGGCTTTTGTGTCTGCGACGGGACGGACGTAAAGCAGATCGGTGTCGAGCGGATAGATGCGACGTTCCGCGACCGCTATTCGGCATCTGACCTTGCGAACATGTGGGCCGCGGTTGACCCTGAGCGCACCTTGGCAATCTGGGCGATGCCGGGGATATTGTATGTCTACAACTGGACGCTGGATCGCTGGTCTACGGTTGAACTTTCTGTTTCCGCTATATTCAACAGCTTCTCGCAGGCCGTGTCTCTGGAAACGCTTTCGGCCCTGTATGGCAGTATCGATTCCATTCCGTACAGCCTTGATGATGCTCGCTTCGCTGGCGGCTCTCCAAGGCTTACGGTGGTTTCTTCGTCGGGCGCGTTCGGCGTTCTTTCCGGCCCTGCGGTAGCTGCTGAGTTTACGACGCCACGGCTGCAACTCGCTGATGGCAGGGTGGCGCGGGTCAGGTTCATCCGCCCGATTACCGACGCGATTGACGGTCTTTCGCTGTCTGTCGATAGCCGCCAAAGGCTCGGCGATGCGGAGAATGTAGAAACGTTCAACCAGTTGCAGGCGTCGGG